CAATATATGTCTATGTTAGAAGATTTCTGGCTACCAAGACGAGAAGGTGGTAGAGGTACAGAGATTACTACTTTACCAGGTGGATCAAATCTTGGTGAGATAGATGACATTAAGTATTTTCAAAAGAAATTGTTTCAATCATTGAATGTACCATATAGTAGATTAGACAGCGAAGCTGGTGGTGGTTTACAATTAGGTCGTTCAACAGAGGTAAGTAGAGATGAGATTAAATTTACAAAGTTTATTAGTAGATTAAGAAATAGATTTAACACTTTATTCCATGACTTACTTAAAACACAACTAGTTCTCAAAGGTGTAGTAACTATCGAGGATTGGGACGCAACATTAAGTCAAACAATTAAATATGAATATGTTAACGATGGATATTTTGCTGAAATTAAAGAAAGTGAAATGTTTAAAGATCGTATGGAAACATATCGTAACGTTAAAGAATCTGGTATGTTAGGTACAGTATTGTCAAGAGATTATATGATGAAACGAATACTTAAAATGTCAGAGGCTGAAGTTATAGAACAACAAGAAAAAATAGCAAGTGAAATAGAAGCTGGATTATATCAAGGTCCAGGTGAAGAAGGAGAATAATGAGTATAGATGATACAAAAGCAATGATAAACGCTTTAGACACAGGCGATAACATTGAAGCAGAAAAAAGTATTAAGGCTGCATTAGCAGACAAAGTTGGTGGTGAGTTAGACGCAAAGAGAAAAGACTTGGCGGGCACTATCATGAACAAAGAACCAGAGGCAAATGATGGCGCTGACGCTGAACCAGTTGAGATTGACAATTAAAGANAAGGACGAACACAAACGTTCTCTTAATTATCGCAAATTGGCGCCTAAGGCCAAAAAGGCAGTGGATGATGTTTTCGGCATGATGGCGAAGACACCACAAAAGGTTTTAACTATGTTTCCTAGAATACTACAACAAGTAGCAAAGAAACATAGAATACAACCAAAAGATATTGAAACCTATTTCGAAAAAGAAACAGGTCTAACCATATAAAGGAGAGTAAAAATGGCAGTAGTAAACAAAAGAACATTGGTAGATAGTGGCACACGCCATGTCGTAATGTTTGAAATCAACAACGCAACAAATGACGCAGTACAAGTGATAGACGCTTCAACATTAAGAGGTCACTCGTCTAACCCAACATTAGANATTAGAAGTATTAAATGGAATACAACAGCAGCAACAAGTGATGTAGCATTTTTATTTGACGCAGGTACAAATGATCACGCAATATCAGTACACGGTTCTGGTGAGTATGGTTTTCATGGTAAACAACCAATGATAACAAATCCAGAAAGTGCAAGTGTAACTGGTGATATAGTTATCACTAACGCAAGTGCTGCTACAGGTACTTTTATCTTAGAAGTAGCAAAAACAAAGGGTTATGAAAATTCTGGTCAAACTAGATAAATAGAATAAAGGGAAATACGCAACATGAAACTTATTAGAGAAGAAATAAACGAGGCACAATATATCGTTGAAGCCGATGATAACGGTAAAAGGTCTCATAAAATCAAAGGTATTTTCATGCAGGCAAACATTAAGAACAGAAATGGTCGTGTTTACCCACAGGAAGTATTAGAGAAAGAAGTTAATAGGTACAATAAAGAATTTGTACAGCGCAAAAGAGCATTTGGTGAGTTAGGACATCCTGACGGACCAACTGTTAATTTAGAAAGAGTATCACATATCATAACTAAACTAGAGGGTGATAATAAAGGTAATTACATCGGCGAAGCAAAAATTACTGATACACCTTATGGTAAGATAGTGAAATCTCTTATAGATGAAGGCGCACAACTAGGCGTTTCTTCTAGAGGCATGGGTTCTCTAGAGAATAAAGGCGGTACTAACTATGTAAAAAGTGATTTTTACTTGGCAACTGCAGCCGATATCGTTGCAGATCCATCCGCACCTCAAGCATTCGTCAATGGCGTAATGGAAGGTAAAGAATGGGTTTGGGACAACGGAATCATTAAGGAACAAGATGTTTTCGAAATTAAACAACAAATTGAGCGTGAAACTAGAGAGCGTAAGGCAATGGCAGAAGCAGTAGCTTTTGATAGGTTCTTACAGAAACTCACAAAATAATAAATAGTTATACGCAAAAATTTGATATCAAATTAGGAGAGTAAATACAAATGGCTACAGAAATCAAAAACGAACAAGAAATCGTTTCTGAAGCTCCTAAGGGCGCAGACGCTCCAAAAGCGGGGGCTGGTAAATCAGACCCAATGCAAAAGGCAGGCGACTATGAGGATCTTGGTCCAGCAGTAACTTCTCCAACTGATAAAGTTGGACAAGATAAAGCTAAAGACAAAGTAAAAAAAGACTCATCTGCTCCTACTAAAGGTGCCGCAGCAGCAGAACCAATGGCGAAAGTCAAAGAAGACGCTGACGCAGAAAAAGAAGACGAGAAAGAAGACGATAAAGACGAAGACGAAATCATGGAAATGCCAAAAACAAAGTCTGGTATGATACAGGCAATGTATGACAGCATGAACAAGATGAAGAAATCTGACATTATGTCCTCTTACAAAAAAATGATGGCTGCTATGAATGGCAGCGATGACAAAGAAGATGAAGACGAAAAAGAAGAAAGCAAAAAAGTAAACAAAGAAGCTGTAGATCAAAGAGTAAAATCTATTGATGTAAGCGATGATGTTAACGCTTTGGTTTCTGGAGATAGTTCTTTATCCGAAGAGTTTAAAACAAAGGCTGCTACAATCTTCGAAGCTGCTGTTAAGTCTAAAGTAAAATCTGAAATCGAAAGATTAGAGGGTGAATACGCAAGTGAACTAGACGAAGCAAAAGCAACTACTAAGGAAGAGTTAACTACTAAAGTTGACAACTACCTGAACTATGTTGTTGAGCAATGGATGGCAGATAATGAATTAGCAATCGAAAAAGGTATTAAGGGAGAAATCGCTGAAGACTTTATTGGTGGACTAAAACAATTATTCGAAGATCATTACATTGATGTTCCAGATGAAAAATATGACGTTCTGGAAGCAAAAGAAAAAGAGCTTGAAGAAATGAAAGCTAAAATCAATGAAATGACAGAGAAGTCTATTGATGACAAAAAGACAATCGAAGGATACACAAAAGACGAAATCTTTGAAAGTGCTGTAGAGGGATTAGCTGATACAGAAAAAGAAAAGATTAAATCTTTAGTAGAAGACGTAACTTTCGAAAATGCTGACGCATACTCTAAAAAATTAGCTACTATAAAAGAAAGCTATTTTGGACAAGCGAAAGCACCTGAATCAACTGAAAATGTTGATACAGTTCAACAAAATTCTAATGATAGTAACACAGTAATGGACATGACGGATACAATGTCTCGTTATACGGCTGCAATCAGTAGGGGACAAAGTAGAGATATCTACAACAAATAATAAGAAATAGGAGAGATAAACATAATGTTTAATTCACAAAACTTACAGGAAAAATGGTCTCCGGTTCTTGAGCATGGTGATTTACCAAAAATAGAAAACCCGTACAAGAAAGCCGTAACAGCTGTTATCCTGGAAAACCAAGAAAAAGCTGCTAGAGAAGACAAAGCATTCTTGGGTGAGATTGCAAACGTGACTGGTGACAGCGCTGTAGCAAATTGGGATCCAATCCTAATCTCACTCGTGAGAAGAGCTATGCCTAACCTTATAGCATACGACATCTGTGGTGTACAACCAATGACTGGTCCAACTGGTCTTATCTTCGCAATGAAGAGCAGATTTACTTCAAACTCAGGCACAGAAGCGCTATTCAATGAAGCAGATTCAGATTTCTCTGGAACTGGTACTCATAGTACAGCTGCCCTAAACCCAGGTTTAATGAACGATACTACAACTAGTGTAACAGCTGGTACTGGTATTGCAACAGCAACTGCTGAAGCAAGTTCATCATTCGCTGAGATGGCTTTCAGTATTGAAAAGTCCACTGTTACTGCTAAAACTAGACAGTTAAAAGCAGAATACACAATGGAACTTGCTCAAGACTTAAAAGCAATCCACGGTTTAGACGCTGAAACTGAATTGGCTAACATCTTATCTGCTGAGATCCTTGCGGAAATCAACAGAGAAGTAGTAAGAACAATTTATGAAAAAGCTAAAAAAGGTGCAGGTGTAAATACTACAACTGCAGGTACTTTTGATTTAGATACTGATTCCAACGGAAGATGGTCAGTAGAAAAATTCAAAGGTTTAATGTTCCAAGTTGAGAGAGACGCCAACGTAATCGCACAAGAAACAAGACGTGGAAAAGGTAATATCATTATCTGTTCTTCAGATGTTGCTTCTGCTTTACAAATGGCTGGTGTATTAGATTACACACCTGCTCTTAACAACTCACTAAACGTTGACGATACTGGTAATACTTTTGCTGGTACTCTTAACGGTAGA